TGTAGAGCTTCCTCTAGTAGTTCGTGTGCTTCTCTGCTGTAAGCCATTATTTATCCTTTCTTCAGTATCTAAAATCTAGCATAGGGGTCTGACATTTTAGCTCATGAAGAGCTTAGCTATCAGTTCCTCTACGGCTTGGTCATTCTTCCGCTCACGGCAGAAGTCTAGCGTGTGAACCCTTTGCCACTCCTTGCGGTCTAGGTAGTAGCTAGTAACCGTCCACTGCTCATAGCCACATCCAGAGCAGGTGGTCTTGCGACCCATTACGGAAGTGGTAGCGGTGGTAGGGAGGGAGGTTAGAGCGGTCATTGTTTATCCTTTCAACTACTACTAACCTAACATAGGGGACTGACATTTTCAAGCCTATTTTGGTAACAAATTGATAACATTTTGGGGGATCTAGATCTAGTAACGTAAAGGGAAAAGATCACTACATGTGGGGGCCGAGCACAAAATGTGGGGTATGTCAAGGCGACACGCCCTAGATGTAGAGGTTTAGTGGATTTCTCCATACTCTGACCAGCAGGATTCACATCCATACTCACCAGCCTCTTCTACGAAGATTTTTTCTACTACTACATCACATAGTTCGCAAACTGAAAACATTTTTTATCCTTTCTATGTTTTTCTTTATTTATCTTTATACTTATACTCTAGTCTGCCTATGTGACTTTGTCAAGTTGACACGCCGTTATTTTGATAACATTATGATAACGACCTGATGGCACCTTGTAGGTCCGTCATGTATTTGAGTGTTTCATCATCAACATCCCAATTCCTACGCTCAGCGATCTCTAGGAAAAAATCTAGTTCTTGCTGAAGCTCAGTTCTATTAAGCCAGTTCAACTGGCGGTATCTAGTGAGAGAATCAGAGTAGTTCATTACTTACCCTCACTAACTGCTAGGATTACATACCCATTAGCATCTAGAATATCAATTGCAGAATCCAACTGCTCTTGAGTCATCATGAAGAATTCCTCAATCTTGTTGTTTAGACTTGCTGTAACTTTTATCATTTATTTATCCTTTCTAAGATTAGTTTAGCATTGGTGTCTGACTTTTTACTTAGCAGACACGCCTACTGATTCACAGTAGAAGCAGTCATCATTGACTGTCTCTGGAACAATTCCGTGGAAGTCACAGTTGAATGCTACATTCCTACCATTTACTTCTTTGATTTCTACATTTCTCATTTTTTATCCTTTCTTTATCTATGTATAGTCAATCACAGATTATCTACTTTGTCAAGTCTATTTGGTAACAAATTTATAACAGATTTTTTGTATGTTATCTACAATGGGTGGCAGGGGTGTTCTGCTTGTGTGCTCACTATTTATGTGCTAAGATGTCACCAGATCGTGCATCGTACATCTTTACAAAATATTCAGATTTTTCACCAAATCAAAAATAACAAAATGATAACAACGCCGTTATAAAATTTTTTTCAGATTTTGGCGGTATACAAAACAATCGCAAACAATCTAGTATATAATAGAACCTATGGGAAGTCAATGGGCATTACAACTATTTCTTGATCAATTTTGCAAGAAGTGCTTAACCCACAATAATCAATTTTTTCAGAATTGGAGGAAGACAGTGTCAAAAAGCAATCCAACATGCAAGTGTGAAAACTGCAAGTGCGGTAAGAACTAGTTAAACTTCTTAAAAGTCAATTTGGTAATTTCGTATAAATCCTGGGGTACATGAGTCTTGTCTCCTGGTGCTACTTGAAAGTGTGCATGATAATTATCAAAATGATTAACAATCTCTCTTTCTGATGACCATATCTTGATCTCAGGCAATTTAAGTGCACTTTTCAAGTCATTACAGATAAACGAATATACCTTGTTATACAAGTCAGGAAAATCACGATGTATCTCTGATACGTTAAAGTAACCACATACATTAAACCATACAACAATGTGAAATCCAACTGGAACTTCTATATCACGAGTTACTGTGATGTCTTGATCTTTGTATAGGAATAACTTGCTATCAGGCAAAGAGGCATATCTTTTTAAGGATGATCTCGTCTTATCTTGCTTTATTAGTTTATTAAGTGCAGATTTACCGTTCTCAAGTCCGTAAGAATGCTGTTTTTTAAAATTTTGTTTGGTAGGACACCAAAGACAAGGGCTATACGGTGGTCCAGAGGCCAAGTTCTGCAAGTTTGTCATAGACAATTCCATTAACACGATTCAACTCAGGCTGCATCTGAGAAATAACCTGTTCAACCTGGTCTGATGGTACACCATTCTGCCAAGCCTGTTCTCTGTTCATCTTATTGATCGTGTCTGTCATAACTGCGATGATTTCGTCTTTTGTCATTACCATTTCCTAACTGGACATTTTGCTTGTTTCAAAGTAGTTTTAAGAGACATAAAACATCCGCATTGTCCACACCTTTGCGATCTTTGGATAAAGTGCTCACAAGCTCTGCAAATGCTCATTCTATACTCAACAAGCTCTTGCTCACTTCTAGGCTGCTTAGGATTAATTAAATCCCAGGGCTTTACGTCTCTCTCTTCTTCTTCCATTATTATAGTATATCATCAATACCCCTGCCAAGTCGTTGTTATATATTTGTTATATATATGTTATATATTTGTTATATTTGTATAACTTTTGTGGCAGAAGGGATCTCTATCGTGCGAACTTTTTGTCAGCGAACTTACACGGCGAGCTTATAATTCATAAAATCATTTATAATTGTATTGTTATGAACCCCATAGATGTCATCAATGTATCAATAGGAATCCTGGTTGGAATCGGTACACTACTAACGATGCTTGGGGTAGCGATCAGATGGATGGTTAAACATTACCTGGAAGAAATTAAGCATGAGCTTAAGCCAAACGGCGGAGGAAGTATAAAGGATCAGGTTAATCGTCTGGAAAATCGCTTGGATAAAGCAGATACACTAAGAAAAGAAACATACGCAAGAGTTGAAAAATTAGATAGGCAAATTGATGACCTATATGACAAATTTATATCATATATTGCAAATAAGAAAGATTAATATATATAATATATAAATATATATAAATATATAATATATTTAACTTAAAGATATAATTAATAATTAATAATAATAATCGTAGCACATCTTGATCCAAAATCAAGCTTTTTTCGATAACTCTTTTATAACTCTTTTATTACAAAGTTATAAAGTTCTTATTCTTTGATGTGTTATAATAAATAATAACTGATATCTAGGGATGTCTCTCATACCCACTACCTAGGTATCAGTTATTTTTTTCTTGATATTTCTTTTAAGGTGTTATAATATAGGTACTATGACATCTCCCTGCTCTCCTGAAGTCCTTGGGGCTAATCCAGCTATCATAAAGTGGACAATTGTTAGAGGTGATACCTCTCCACTTCGTGTTGAATTCTATCAAAATGATGAAGCTACATCATATGACACTACTGGCTGGGAATATGCTGCGTCTGCTTATGATTTTAAAGGTGACGTTATTGATGAGCTAGATGTTGTAGTAGGGGATGGTTATGTTGAAATTACAGCTTCCCCAGAAATTACTGCACTGTGGGGTACTGGTTACAACAAGACAGTAGCAGAATTGGCTTTTGATCTCCAAGTAACTATTGACGGCGATACCGTATGGACTCCCGTAATTGGAACTATCTCAGTACTTGGGGACGTTACAGGAGGTAGTTTATAATGCCAACAATTAAGATTGTACCGTTTCCAGGAGCGGTAGGGCCACAAGGTCCAAGAGGTTTACAGGGTATTCAGGGAGAACAAGGTCTAACTGGTCCTATGGGTCCACAGGGTCCTACTGGAGCATCTAGCTATGACCTTGCAGTAGAAAATGGCTACACTGGAACAGAACAAGAGTGGTTTGATTACCTAAATCTCGTTAATGTTGTAGCAACAGAAGCAGGTATGACTTCGTATGACTGGTTAACAACTCGTGCTCAAGATCCAGAGCTAATGGAATTTACTGTAAGTGGCGGTGCCCTTGGTACTCAGCCAACCTTTAACGGCGATCCACTTTTCTTTGGAACTGTTATGAGAGTTGGTGTGCTAACGCATGTTGAGATTAATGTTGATATGTCAAACATTACCAATTTTGGTTCTGGACAGTATTACCTAGACCTACCTTACCCAACAAAAATTGATACAACCTTCAATGGGGTATTGCACGATGTATCTTCAAATGTCTATTATACAATGACTGGAATTTGCGAAGCTGGAGAACAAAGAGTATTACTATACTATACAGGAAGCAACGGCACGCTAATATCATTTGAACAAGGATCTCCAAGAACTCTACAGACAGTAGATCACTTCTCACTACACGGAACCTATTTCGACAATCCCTAATAGTCTGAGATAATAGATATATGGTCTCAAAGGAAATGGATTTCCCATCATCTAAAAGCGTGAAATATTCAGAGCTAGTGGCTAAGTCTTCTTTACCAATTCACGAAACTACTTCTGCAAGCTATATTCCTGTACCAGGACCAAAGGGAGATCAAGGACCAAGGGGAGAGCGTGGTCCAGAAGGTCCAAAGGGTGAGCAGGGAGCAAAGGGGCCAAAGGGTGATGCAGGTAAGCCTGGCAAAGACGGTGTAGATGGAATAAGCTACCTATCTCCATATGGTCAGCAACCAGGGTGGGGTCGTTATGAGAAAAAAGAAGATGACCTAATTAGAACTGGTGCAGATAAGGGTGACGATGGCTGGGTAAGGTTTTCTTTTAAGACTGGAAACTCAAAAGTAGCAAAAGAGTTTTTGCCAAAAGATGGTGTATCGCTATACCTAGATAGTGCAAGAGTAATCAACCTAAAATCACTAAAGATTGGATCTCAAATATCCATAACATACACATTTGTAATTAATTCATTTGATGCAAATACTGAGGTTTGGACAAGGTCATTTTTCCCTGGCAGCAAGAAGGATTTAACAAAGTTCTCAGCTATCCTAAAATATCCACACGTATACGAGTTTTCAGAAACACACAACCTAACACTTGAGAACGAAGTTGACAAAATATCTGGTATCATGCCAATGATTAGAACTGATAACCCATGCGTTGTGTCTCTACAAAGTATCCATGTTTCTGTATTTTAACATGCTATAATAATAGCTATGGCATTTCCAGGAACTTACAATATTAACTATTACAAGGGTGATACCCTAGAGTTTCGTATTTACCCCAAAGATTCTTCTGGTGCAGTATTTCCACTAGATGGGTATGATCTTGAAAACGGTGTGAAGTTTACAATCGCAGAGTCAAGAGGCTCTGAAGGTCTTGCAAGTCAAATTGAAGCATTTGCAGAAATTGCACTAGACAGAACCTATATTTCTTGTGGAATCTTCCCTGCACACGGTAACCAGCTAGACGCAACAATCTCTTACGTTTATGACGTTGAGATTAGCAAGGTTGGTAGCGATAGCAAAGATTACACATACACTCTCCTAACTGGAACTATTTCAGTAAGGGATCAGGTAACAGGAGCAGCATAGTGGTAGATATCGTCCTTTCTTCTGACGAGCTAACAGTTTTAGGTGGTCCAGCATCAATAAATGTATCTGTTGACTTGGGGCCACAGGGTACTCGTGGTAGCTACATCTTTACTGGAGATGGAAAACCAACAGATCAAGCTGTTGAATTTAATGCCAGCAAACAAGTTAATGATCTGTATATCAATCTAAAGCCATCAGATAACGAGTACCTTTTTCTTTATCAGCGAGTATTGGTAAATGGAGTAGAGACTTGGCAAAAGGTTCTTCGCCTAGTACCAAATACAGCATTTTACAACCCACCAGTTACTTTCGTAAACGGACAAGCCGTTACTGAAATTGCTACTGGGGTATATGTTCCAGATGCACTATTCCCACTAGCGTCATTCTTCAGCCTTGAAGACCTTGGAGAATTTACATACCTAGATTTTAATATTCAGTACTCGCTGCTAGCAGATAATCCTGTATCATCCTCGATAAATGTTTCTGAAATTACAAGCACAGTGACTTACGCTGGTGCTGAAATTCCTCTTGGCTCCCCACACCTACCAATTTCCTGCAGTGCAGTAGAATATGTTGACGGTGCTTGGCAGCCACTTAACGGTCAATACCTTATTCACCTACTAATTACGGTTGGAGGTGCAGCAGCATAATGGCAGAAAATATTAATGCTAACTGGGACCCAAATGATCCAGATGCTACTGGAACGCTTTACAATACTCAGATTCCATCTCTAGGAGATGACTCAAATATCCAAGAAGCACTCAAGCTTTTTATGTATGGATCTGCAACGGCACCACAGACAGCAGCACAGATTATTAACGAGTCAGTAGCTGGATACCTGAAGGCTATGAGATCTGACATTTATGATTTGCAGCAGATTGGAGCTGGTTCTGTATTCACTAATTCAGCACCAGTAGCACCAATTGATGGTCTTGTATGGGTAGATTCTAACAGTGTAGCTGCAGTATTTGATCAGGACAGCCTTTCAGCTATTTATAGTGCAACTGAACCTGTAGACAATCTTAATGACGGTATGCTTTGGGTAAATGCTGCCAGCAATGAGCTATTTGTTTATAATGGCACATCGTGGGATTCGATTGCAGCAGGTGGGGTAGCAGCCAAAGCATATTCAAGTTTTAGTGTTCCAGGATTAGACATAATTGCATACGATGCAGTAACTGCAGCTGCTATTGGTTTAAACACAACAGTATTTGGATATCTTGATGGAGCTACTCCAACACCATTTGCCGTAAATATTGTTAGCACTGGAAGTACAAAGATTGAGGTAGAGTTTATAATGCCTGGTATTTTTTCTGGACCTTTTGGAATTTTTAGAACAGTCAACGGAGACCTTGGTACGACTACCCAAATTGGTGCATGGTCAGAGGGATCAATAAAATTTGTTGATACTCATGGACAGTCTGCTGCATCTTTGATAACATATACTTTTGCTAATCTTGGAACTGCTACAGTAACTTTAGATGGAAATCTAATCACTCAGGGTATTGCTAGGGAGGTCGCATAATGGCAGATATTAGTAGCGATGGAAAGGTAGCATATATTTATGATGAGGCTACAGATACTTGGTATCCAGTAGCTGGATCTGCAAATACATCTTCCAACTATGATTGGACAGGCTCTCACTCTTTTGCTAACCCAGTTTCTATGAATGCAGCACTGACTGCAAAGTCAGGTGTTAATACATTTTTAAATACATCTGCACGTGATGCTGCTATTCCTTCACCAACAAATGGTGTTACATGCTTTGTCCGTCAGAATGATTCTGGTGTTGTTATTAATCAGATGCAGTATTTCTTTAACGGTGCCTGGAGAATTCAAGGCGGTAACGCACACATTTACACAAGCACAGACTTAAATTACAATATCGCAGCAGGAGATTCTGGAAAGACAATTCTGATTGCAAATGCCTCTGCAAATACTGTTACAGTCCCCAACAGTTCAACGGTAGCATTTCCAATTGGAACTCAGGTATCATTTGTTCAAACTGGAACAGGAAAGACATCATTTCTAGGAGCTACTGGAGTAACAATCAATAGCAAGTATGGAAATAAGTCAATCGCTGTTCAGTATTCCCCAGCAACAATTGTTTGTACTGCAGATAATCAATGGCTGCTGATTGGTGACCTAACGGCTTAAAAAATGCTATCTTCTATCTCTAGGTTTGGGGCAAAAGGAATGGTAGCAATGCCAAGCCTTATTGGTTTGACTAGAGCAGAAGCAGAAGCACTAATCTTATCTAGTGGTTTGCGTGTTGGTAGCAGATCTTCTACTTCAACTAGTTCATCAGGTTCTGACGATAGAGTTGGTTCTCAGGCAATTGCACAAGGAACACTAGTTGACTATGAGACATCAGTCTCCTATCAGTATCTAATTTATGTTGCACCACCACCACCAGAACCAACTGCACCGTATAAGATTGGGGTAACTACTGGTGACTGTGTAGCATATGATTACTCAACCAGAGATGTTTGTACTGGAAGCAATTACTGCTTTGACACATTAAGAAAAGACTACTACAGAGCACCAATCCTTGATGTGTATTCTGATGGATCAACTCAACCAAGTGGTGCCTATCAGGAGTGTGCCTCTAGTGATGAATATGTAACTGGAGCACAAAAGTGTAAGGTAATTGGTAAGTGTGACTATGCTGGAGAAACAGTAGCTCAGCCAACAACAACATGCTCAAATTATAATACTGCTTGCTCTGGAAACCAATATCAAACCAGAAGGAAGTGTGTAGATACTGCTACTGGTGCAACCGTATCAGATACGCTAGTTGCAACATATGCTTGTGGTTGTACATCGTCTGAATCTGCATGTGATTCAAATGGCTGGAAGATTTCATACTATACTTGCTATAATCCAGATGGATCAACATATGGTGGGTCTAGTGCAATTTCATGTACTTCTTGTGGAGACTATACTGCTGGATCTTGTCAGAACGGTATTAAAACATATACCCGTACTTGCTATACTGGTGGCGTAGCTTCAACTGGATCTTATACTAGAGAGTGTTGTACAGCTTCTTGTGGAGCAAGGTACTACTTCTCATGCTCAAATGGATTAAGGCATTGGACACAAATTTGTGTTAGAGAAGACTGCTCAGAAGAGCGAGTGAGTGGCGATGATCAATGCTGCTATGGACAATGTGGATCCTGGGGGTCTAAGACATATGTGGCATCTGGAGTATACATTCAGTCCAGAACATGTATTGATGCAAACTGCGACACCTACACTGATACTAGAACTATGTGTGATGCCAAGTGTGGTTCATGGACAGATACCTCATCATGTACTGCATCTCCATACGGAAGATATAAGAATCAAAAGAGAACTTGTACAGATGCATTCTGTAGTACATATACAGAAACAAGATCTATAGCCTGCTAGCTCATGTTATAATATATAAATAACGAGAGGCAAACAATGGAACAATCTGAAAAGAGATTTGGCTTCATTATTGATGGAGAACTTTTTCACGTAATGCATTTGCCAGATGATGAACCGTTTCAGAAAACAATTGCTGGAATGCAGTCTTTCCCAATGGTAATTGATATTACAGATTACCCACACGTTCAGGGTGGTGGATGGAAGTTTGAAAACAATGAATTCTATAGAGATAAAGATGCTGTAGTAGAAGGGCCAGGGTACGAGTTAGATGACTAGCAAGTGGGAAGAGTACAAACAAAAGCTTGGTGAGACAAGACCTTGGGATTTAATTAATCCCAAAACTGAGTACGTAACCAAAGATGTTGCTCAGGCAAGATATGATATTTGTAAAGCTTGTCCTAAACTAATTAAGCCAACAAAGCAATGCAGTGAGTGTGGATGCTTTATGAAGGCAAAGGTTACTTTAGCTTTGGCAGAGTGTCCACTACATAAATGGGGTCAGGACAAAAAATGAAAAATGTTCTAGTTCTAGGTGCAGGTGGCTTTATTGGAAACCACATGGTTACAAGACTCAAAGATCTTGGGTATTGGGTTCGTGGCGTAGATATCCATGAGCCAAAATACTCTAAGTCAAAAGCAGATGAATTTGTTTATGGAGATCTAACAGATTTTTCTTTGATGAAAAGAGTAGTAGCATTTACTGGAACAGCTGGCAACTTCTATTCAAGCATAGCTGAAAAGTTTCATGACAGTTTTGATGAGATATATAATTTTGCAGCAGATATGGGTGGAGCAGAATATGTTTTTTCTGGAAATAACGATGCCAACATAATGTCAAACTCTGCCCTGATAAACATAAATCTAGTCAAGGCACAGAACGAATTAAATCTTAAAATTAATAAAAATAAAACTGTGCTATTTTATGCAAGCAGTGCATGTGTATATCCAGAAGATTCAGAATCTTATAACTACTCTGAGTCAATGGCATACCCTGCAAATCCAGATTCAGAATATGGTTGGGAAAAATTGTTTGCTGAAAGGCTCTATATGGCCTCAGAAAAGAATTATGGTATTCCGATAAGGATTGCACGCTTTCACAACGTCTACGGTCCTCTGGGGACCTTTTACGGGGGCAAAGAAAAAGCTCCAGCAGCATTATGTAGAAAAGTTGCAAAGTCATCTCAAAGAGATACGATTCAAATAATTGGTAATGGAGAGCAGACCAGGTCATTCCTATATATTGATGACTGTATTGATGGTGTTCAGCTATTGATGGAATCTACTTTTAATTGGCCCATTAATATTGGATCAGATTTTTCTGTATCAATCAACTTTCTTGCGGATCAGATAATTAAGATATCTGGAAAGAATATAGTAAAAGAATATGTTGATGGTCCAGTCGGAGTGCTAAATAGAAATTCTAACAGCAGTCTAGCAAAAGTTGTACTTGGATGGGAGCCAAAGGTTCCGTTGAATGAAGGTCTATTTAGAACCTACAAATGGATTAACTCAGTTATCCAGGAAATTGATTAACAATCTTTTTGGCATTCTTATGTGTTGTCCAGGCACCCCAGCTAGTTCCACCCTTAGAAATCTTAAAGGCAATGCTTGCGTTGGTTGCTGGATCAAATAGCTCTTCATTAGACTCAAGACCGTAGGCCTTTTGTCTGGATGCCTCTAGACTCTTATACATATTAATCTGAAACAATCCATATGAGTTGTCTCCAGTCTTTGGGTTATCGTTGTGTGCATACGGCCTTGCCGTTGATTCAGATTTTACAATTGCCCATGCCATAGCTAGGCCATTACCAGAAAACCCTGCATCTTTTAGAATTGCGATTAATTCAGAGTCAGATAGTATAACTGCCTGTGTCTCTGGTTTCATCCATGGTGCAACCGTAATTACTTCTGCGTTTAGTCTGTGAAACTTAGCGTCTTGTTCAATTACGTCAATCATGTCAAAATGCTTGGGTACAGATAGTGATTGTACTTGGGGTTGTGTAAATTCCGCAACAGCTGCAGGTGCAACGATCATAGAACATTCTGTTATCCCAAGAAGCATTGCTCCAACGATTCCTACTTTTGCAATATTCTTCTTGTTTTTCATATTTATGCCTCCAAAAGCAAAAGCACCTTGTTTAAGGGTGCCGTCATTTGTTCTTAATATTATACCAGTAATTTACCTAAAATTCAACTTAATGCTATGGTATACTAATAACATGGCAACCACTAGAGGATCAGCAAGTTCATATGCAGTAGGAAACAAGCCACCACAGGTAACCTGGACGGTAGTGCGTGGAGACACAGCAGCATTTAGAGTATACGTTGCAGATGATGCAAAAATTCCACTAGCAATTGCAGACTGGTCAATTAAGATGGACATTAAAAGGGATAATTCCCTAATCATGACACTGTCTCCTTTCCAGGATGCAGATGATGCAGTTGGAGAGTTTACAGTATCGCTGGCATCAGCAGAATCAGAAGTTTTAGAAACTGGAGATCTGTTTGACATTCAGTTAACTGCAAATGTTGGAGACACTGTTTGGACAGTTGCTCAAGGTAGCATGATCATCATTGAGGATGTAACTGACTAATGGCTACCGCTATTATCTCTGACAAGTCGTCAAAGACAAAGCTAGTTGAGCAAAAGAATTATTATAGAACAGTTGCCTATCAACCAAAAACTACAGTTCTTATAAACGAAACTCTTCCATTTCGTGTTAGATTTACAAATATTGGAATTCAGGCATACGGTCCAGGAAATGCTGCCCCCATTGGCATCGCTATCATTGGTTTAAACAACTACGTAATGTAGGAATGTTTAAAAAGCCTATTATAATTGATGCATGGCTAGAGTCTCAATCCCTTACGTTAAGACCCGTTTTGAAACGGGAGATCGTCCAGAACAACAGGACTACGAAGATTTAATTGATACCGCTGCAGGTCAGGCAACTGATCTTGGAACAGCTGGTAACAATGAGAATACCATTACTGGTATTGAAAACGTCACAGTCGTTGATAGCTTTGATGCTACCGTGTGGCGAATGGTTAAGTACATTGTGTCTATCGCAAAGACAACTAACGGGGATAACAAGTTTTATGCCACAGAGTTGACCATCTTGGTAGACGGAGAAAACGTATCCGTTTCTGAGTATGGCACAATAGACAATGATGGGAATATGGGCACCATTGATGTCTCTAGAACTGGAGATACTGTCGCCTTGGTAGTAACTCCAGATACAAACATTAAGCCAGTCACCGTGCGATTTGCTCGCATGGGTCTTAAAGCTTAATTAGTTTAAATAGGAGATGATTAAACATGGCAACAGTCAACAAAGACTTTAAAATCAAGTCTGGGCTAATTGTTGAGGGTGCAACAGGAACCATTAATGGTTACAACATTCTTACAGAGGCTCAAGACAGCATTGACTTCATCGTCAACACAATTGGTGGTACTGCAACCTCTACAAATACCGCAAATGCCGTTGTAAAGCGTGATGCTAACGGTGATTTTGCAGCAGGAACAATTTCTGCAGATCTAATCGGTGATGTAACTGGTACAGTATCAGATATTTCTAACCACAGCACAACTGACCTATCTGAGGGTTCAAACCTTTACTTTACAGATGAGCGTGCAGTAACAGCTAACACTGGGCTATGGGATATGTCTGGTTCTGCATCTGCAGCAGAGGCTTCCGCAAAGAGCTACGCTGACGGACTAGCGGTTAACTATGATCCAGCTGGCTCTGCTTCTGCAGCTCAGGATGCAGCAGAGACCTACGCAGATGGTGTTGCACTAACTGCTGAGAACAATGCAAAGACATATGCTGATAGCCTAGCTGTGAACTATGATCCAGCTGGTTCCGCAGCTTCTGCTCTTGCAGATGCACAGACCTACGCAGATACAGCAGTATCTAACCTAATTGATGCTGCTCCAGACCTGCTAAACACTCTAAATGAGATTGCTGCAGCTCTTGGTGATGACCCAGACTTTGCAACTACCATTACAACCTCTATTTCTGAGAAGGTAGCAAAGGCTGGAGACACCATGACTGGTGCTCTAACTCTATCTGGTGCTCCAACTGCAGACCTACACGCTGCTACCAAGAAGTATGTAGATGATGCTAAGGCAGCTGCAATTTCAACTGCTGAGACAACAGCTACTAACCTAGACATAGATCTGTACAGCCAGGTAATATCAGACATTGGTGATGCAATTGCTGGAGAGGTAGTTGCTAGAAATGCAGCTATTACAACAGCATCTAACACTATCAATGCAACAATTGACGCTCTTACTACAGACGATATTGCTGAGGGTACCAATGAGTACTACACATCTGTAAAGGCAAAGACTGATGCAGCTGCACTTATTGTTGGAGCCACAAAGACTAACATCGTTATCACTGGTGACGAAAATGGCCTAACAATTACAGCTGAAAATGGCGTTGCAGATTCTACCACAGATGATCTAGTTGAAGGATCTAATAACCTTTACTTCACTGATCAGCGTGCAGTAGATGCTCTAGAGGCAGTTGTTCCAAACTTCACTGAGGTTGACATCAACTCTGTTGCTACTCAGGTTGCAGCTACTCAGAATGTTGCAGTGGCTAGCCAGGTAGTTGGTTACAGCTTTGATGGTGGAACATACCGTTCTGCAAAGTTCCTAGTTAAGGTATCTGCAGGAACTCACACAGAGGTATCTGAGGTTCTAGTAACCCTAGACACAGCTGACAACATTGCAATCACTGAGTATGCTATGGTTGGTACCAACGGTACCCTTGCAACAGTCAGTGCAGGAATGAATGGAACAGACGTTGAGCTACTCGTTACAACAATTAACAGCAACTCTAACGTAACCGTTGCAGGAACATTGCTGGTATAATACTAAAGGAGATAGGACAGTAGATGGCTACAGTAGACAAAGACTTTAAGGTCAAAAATGGAATCCAGGTTGCTGGCTCTGCCGTAATTGGTGGAACCATAACCGCAGCAGACCCAACTGCTAACGATCATGTCGTTACACTTGGATACTTTATTTCTAATAATACTGCTGGATCTCTTCCAGTAGCCTCTACTGCTCCTACTTCTCCAAATGAGGGAACAACTTATATTGATTCCGTAACTAAGAGAATTAACGTATACGTTAATGATCAATGGATTACCATGGCAGCAGTTGATGATACGCTAGTACTTCCACAGCACATTCACGATACATCAATTGATGGGTCTGGCTTGGTAGTGAGCACATTTACTGAGGGTGGATCTATCACTAGCCCTCAGTCTACCCCAGTTGATGGTGGTGGAGTAAGTACAACAACTTGGGATGCACTTCTTGATGGAGGAAGTGCGACTGACAACTTTAACTAAAAAGTTGGTATAATTAAATAGAATATGGGAAGAACCCAATAGGAGAAATAAGCATGGCAACTAGAATGCAGCAAAGACGTGGTACCGCAGCAGAGTGGACCACTGTAAACCCTATCCTTGCAGCAGGAGAGATTGGGTTCGAAACAGACACAGGTAAGTTCAAGATTGGTGATGGAACCAACGCATGGGCAGACCTAACATCATATGGAACACTAGATTCCGTAATTGACGCAGCACCAGGAACATTGGATACTCTAAATGAGCTAGCAGCTGCAATTAATGATGACCCAGAATTTTATACGAGCATCAGCACTTCTATCACAGTAGCCGTTGACCAGCTAAACACATCTATTGCTGGTGCAATCCAGTATGCAGATGATGCTGTCGCAGCTGAGGTAGCAGATAGAGGGGCAGCAGATGACGCTATTTCAGCAACCGTTGCTGGAGTACAGACAAGCCTTTCAGCACTAGAAGCATCTGTTGACACTATCAATACTGGTCTAAATGATGAGCTAACCGCTAGACAAGCAGGAGATGCTTCTCTGGCTGGCGACATTGAGACTGAGACAGCTGCAAGAATTGCTGCAGATAGCGATCTTCAGGCTGCAATTGACGCAGAAGCTTTGGCAAGACAGTCTGATATCTCTACTACTAGGGACTATGCAGATCAGGCTGAGGCAGATGCTATTTCTACAGCTGCTCTAGATGCTACCGCTAAGGCAGATGCTGCACAGACAGCAGCAGAGCTAACAGCCTCTAACGCACTAGATGCCCACAACCTAGAGACACTAAACGTTCACGGTATTGCTGACACAGGTGCTCTAGCAACTTCAACTGACGTATCTAACGCACTTGCTTCTGCTCAAACCTACGCAGATGGTCTAGCAGTAAACTATGATGCAGCAGGTGCAGCAACAGCAGCACAGACAGCAGCTGAAGGGTATGCAGATGGTGCAGTTTCTACACACGCTGCCGTAACTACAAATGTTCACGGCATCGCAGACACTTCTGACCTAGCTCTTCTAAGTGCTAATACCCAGACATTCTCTGGTGACATGGTTATTTCTGGTTCGCTAACTGTAGAGGGTACAACAACTACCGTTTCTGCTACAGATCTAGTTGTTACTGACCCACTGATCTACATTGGTGAGGGAAACTCTGGAAATGCTGTGGACCTAGGTATCGTATCCTCATTCAATGATGGAACATACCAGCACGCAGGTATCGTCCGTGACGCTTCTGATTCAAAGTGGAAGCTCTTTAAGGGAGTTACTGACGAGCCAACAACAACAATTAACTTTGCTCAGGGATCTCTTGACGACCTAGCAGTTAACAATGTTGAGGTTGTAGGAGTCGTATTTTCTGACGGTACTCAGACAAAGGTTGGAGTTCCTTCTATTACAACAATCACAGAGAAGACAGCAAGCTATGAGCTAGCTTCTCTAGCAGAGCGTGATACAATTGTTGAGGTAAACAGCCAAGGAGCTACAACTTTGACAATTCCTAGCGACTCGTCTGTAAACTTCCCAGTAGGAACAACTCTTGACGTTATTCAGACTGGAACTGGACAGGTTACTATTGCAGGTGCTCAGGGAGTAACTGTAAATGCAACACCAGGACTAAAACTACGTGCACAGTGGTCCTCTGTAACTCTACTAAAGCGTGGAGCAAACAGCTGGGTCGTATTTGGTGACACAGCAGCTTAATAAATATTAAAGGAGAAAAGCAGCATGGCAATTGGTAAGAATCTAGGATCTAACGCACAAAGTTCTAATGACTTTTTGATCCCACACACCCCAGTAATTGATTCAGTTACTGACGTTGGAACAAATAGGGCATACAACGATGGTGCAGTTACCGTGGCTTTCACATTGCCTGCTGCTTCTCCTGCTGCAGACTCATATACTGTTACTGCTAATGCAACAGGATTAAACCCAGTAGTTGTTACTGGAGCATCTTCTCCACTTACAATCACTGGTCTATCTTCTGCTACTAGCTATACAGTCACTATTTCTGCAGAAAATGAGTGGGGTACCAGTGAGACATCTGCCCCATCATCTGCAGTAGCTGTAACAACCGTACCAGCTACAGTTGCTGCTCCAACAGTAAGCTCTCCTGCTCCATCTGCTCCAGCAAATACAGCTGGTGCAACTCAGGATGTTGTCTCATGGACAGCACCTGCAAATGGTGGAAAATCAATTACCCAGTATACATGGACATCTTCAGATGGTAAGACTGGAACAACTACTTCAACATCTGTAACTGTAAATCAGGAAGGTGGAACAGCACAGACATATCAGGTACGTGCTGAGAATGCTAACGGTGTTGGCGTATACTCAACAGCATCTAGTAGCGTAACAACCTTTAGCTTTACGCCATTTAGCTTTGTACCATTTGGAGCATTTAACTTTACTCCGTTTGCTGCATTCAACTTTACACCATTTGGTGCATTCAACTTCGTTCCATTTAATGCATTTAACTTTACACCATTTGGTGCGTTTGGATTTACTCCATTCAACTTTGTGCCATTCCGTGCATTTGGGTTTACACCATTTGGATTCGTTCCTCGCTAAATCTTTATGATATAATTATTTTATAGTAGAAGAGAGACTATAAGATGCAAAACAATTATATGCCAATGCAAAGTATTAGCACTTCCAAGCAGCCACACAGGTTCTTTGAAAGATTTCTAGATAATGATCTTGACGTTCTAGTTAAAGAGCTACAAGCCAGATACTCTATGATAGAGAACGCAGAGCTTGATGGCGTGACTCCAGTTGGCGAAAACGAAGCATGGAAATCTTCCAATAGCGTATCCACCATGAAGTGGAGACAGTACAATGTTTTTCAGTTTCATATTCCTGGAATTCGTAATCTATATGATGCAGTATCTGAGATGGTACACGAAGCCTGTGACTATTATGAGCTAGATTTTAAAAAGCAAGAGTTTATGCTTCAGGGATGGTTTAATATTAATTATTCGCATAGTGGAAAGCTAGATTGGCATGAGCATGGTCCAAACGGTGCTCCAAACTTTCATGGATATTATGCCGTAAAGGCAGAGCCATCAGAAACACACTACATTACAACAAATCAAGAGCGTAAGATTAACGTAAATATTGATAATCGTGCAGTTCTTTCTGAAATGGGGCATCCGCATGCTATGGGTGACTGGACTTGGGATGGTCCAAGAATCACTGTAGCTTATGACGTAATGCCACTCAGAAGCCTCATAGGATCTGAGGAGCAGCATTGGCTTCCCCTAGCATAATTGCAATAAAAGGTCTTTGGTGTAAAATCAGAGGGCATAAAACTGAGATTAAGCAGTGTCCAGTTACTGGTATTAAATCTCATGAATGCCAGTCGTGTGGACCATTACATAAGCATACCAGTAATATGTCTTTCAACTAATAAAGAATGTTATAATTAACTATATTGGTATATTATGCCATTTGTAGGAGATTATAGTGTTAATTAGACTTCAGCAGCGAAGAGGAACTCTAGCTCAGTGGACTGATGCAAATACAGTACTTGCTGCTGGAGAAATTGCAATATCAACAGATGACCAAACCTTTAAGGTTGGTGATGGTGTAACAGCCTGGTCAGATCTCCCAACATTCTTGAATGCAGAAGACATTGATGCAGCAACACTCGCTACCCTAACGGCATCAAAAACATATACTGATGAAGAGCTTTTAGATGCAGTAACTACAATTAATGCCAGCATTCAGTCAGTTGTTGAAGGGTATCAGGAATATACAAATGCTAAGATTGCAGACTTAATAGATTCTGCACCAACCACACTAGATACCCTTAATGAAATAGCTGCTGCAATCCAGGCAAACGATGGAAATATTGAAGACATTGTAATTTCTCTTGGAACCAAGTCAGATATTGGACACACCCACACACTTGAAGAACTTTCCGATGTTCAGGTATCAACTGCTGTTGATCAAGAAGTGTTGTATTATGATTCTTCAACACAGATGTGGAAGCCAAAGCCACTTGTAGGTATTGAGGGAATTTCTGTAAACACTAGTACAGTTGTAGATGGTGGACAGCTATCTTATGACACAGAGTCTGGAGTTTTTACATTTAACCCAGCTGTCACTGGGGTAACTGCAGGATCATTTGGTATTCTAGAGGCTTCAGGTCCATTCGCAGCTAGCACTGGTGGGCTTCACATTTATAATGATGGATCACAAAATCTTGAGGTCTCTCTAACTACAACAATAAGCTATGTAAATTTAGTAAGCATAACAGCAGATCACCAGTGTGCCAGCTATGCTTCCGCAAAGCTATATCGTGTAGTTGACTCAGTAGAAACAGAAATTTTTAGCTGGGACCTACTTACAACAAAAGACTTTAGCTGGACAATTTATGACGAGCATAATCTTGAGCCAGGAACAGTGATTGCTTATCGTATCAAGGGGCAGGGTGCTTCTGCAACATCTTACATTGGTCAAAACTACGATGTTCAGATGTGGGTACAAGAAGTTGCAGGTGCTCTTGGTGGACAGCCAACTAATCCAAATTTTACCGTAGAAGTAGCAGCTACTGGAACAACGGCTGGTGGTCTATCTTATGCTGATGGTGTATTTACATATACTCCAGTTCTTTCAGCAGCAGCCCTATCTGAGCTAACAGATGTTGACCTTACAGATCTATCAGACACTGATGTTCTAGCATATGATGCAGCATCTGGTACCTGGCTACCAGGATCTGCAGCATCATCAATGGCACAGCTCACAGATGTTCATCTTGATGATGCACTTGAAGGAGACACACTTCTTTATGCTGGTCCAGCTAACGGATGGTATACAACAAGATTCCCAACCGATGTTGCACCAAGCCTTGTATCATTTAATCAAATACAATACACAACATACACTTTGCAGCTATCTGACAAAGACAAAATGATTGAGTCTTTGCTTGATGTTCCAGTCACAATTACTATTCCACCAGAAACACAAGTAGCATTCCCAGTAGGAACCACTATTACAATTATGCAAGCAGGGACTGGTCAGGTAACTGTTGATATTGCTGAGCCAGCATATATGACATTAAGATATACGCCAAGCAATACCACTAGAACCCAGTTTTCATCTGCAACACTAATTAAAAGAGATACAGATATTTGGTACCTGATGGGAGACCTAGCTTAGTATGGGCATTAGGGCAGTATTTAGAGCAGGTCAGCAATCTCTAGCAAAAGAGATATCAACTGACTTTGCAAATGACTTTAAGCAAGAAGATGCTGTAGATTTTTCTACTAATCTAGTCTCCAATACTGTAAAGCAAACAAAGCGTGGAAGATCGTGGAATTTCGTACGTGGTATATGGGGAATATCTTCAAGTAAACTTGCACCAACATCGGCAGCTGACTACCCAATAACTGTAGTTGACGCACTAGTTCCAGATGTAGAGATTACACTAAATGATGTTGGCCAGGGTGCTGGGGCAGCACTTTGGTATACAGATTCTGGTAACTGGTGGGGGGTAGCAACTAAGCAAACATCTACAAGCTGCAATTGTAGTACATACTACTATAGTTGTAACCCTGTTTATCATGATGGGTGCTGTGCTGGATATGAAGACGTAACATGTCTTGGTGACTATGTCCAAACTGGTTATTATGGAACATATTATTGCGTAGATACTGTTGGAATTGACAAGTGTGTATATGATTCCTGTGCTACCCAGGTTTGGAAAAATTATAACTTTACTTTTGGATACACAAACTATCAATGTCAGGGTGGCGAAGTTTGCAACTATAAGGTTTGGGGCACAGTATGTAACGCAGACTATTATACAATAACTACATATTGTACGTATAAGACTATCAGATATGTTTGTACTCAAGGTGGGTGTGGGTATACAACGTATTCAACCTGCTCAGGTCAGTCATGCGAAACATGTTATCCGCAATATATTAGAGTTATTCAGTCCGTAGCTAACCAGGTTTCTGAGATAGTGTCTTGGAGTCTTTCTGCAGTTGTAAGATCTTTAAAGATAAAGACAAAGAGTAAAACGATCACTATTGACGCCTATTCAGATACCGAGCTTTCTTCAAGGATTGACTATCCTTTAAATTATGATGCAACAACGGCATCAGAGTCAACTAAATTTGGATTGTTGGCAGCACCATCATCTGCCAATGAGTCTAGATCAGCATCAAAAATTAACATAAGGAGGAACAAATAATGTCATTACCAGAAATACCACCACTTGAGCCAATGTCAGTTCAAAGGTATCCATATAACATTGCAATTATCGTTGATAATGTTGTACGTCAGATACTTAACGTCCCAGGCTCTCAGGCAGCTATTTTTATGGCAGGGCCAACATTTGTACAGGTAGACACATCTGTGCAAAATGGATATATCTATAATCCAGAAGATGGCACCTTTGCACCAATGCTAACAGAAGAAGTCTAGTAGCCATCTGGTATACTAGTTATGCCAGATTGGAAATGTGAATGAAGCTGTTAAAATTTGTCTCTATGAGAACCATGGAGAAATTTGGTATACCCAGTCCATCTAAAAGACTTTTGCCAGATTGGTTTAAAAATGCTGAAAGCGAGTTTCACTCTTCTGATGGCACATCTGGAGCAGGACTCAAAAAATGTATGCCGTATACAGATGCGATGCTTTCTGGGTACATGCTTACGTTTCCAGTAGACGTTCAGGTAGGAACTGGCATTGACGGAAGTAAAACTTTTACTTGGGACACCAATGAGTTTCCTCATAAGTTTATTGGTATTCGTCCTAATGAGCTTGGAGAAACCATGCCAAGACCAACTGGTTTTGCACAGCAACACAATGTGTTTTCTGGATGGTGGGGATTTAAGGCCCCAAGGGGATGGTCTATTTTGCTTACTCACCCATTTAATAGAGTAGAGCTTCCATTTCACACTGTATCAGCAATAATAGATTCTGATGAGTTTGCTGGATCTGGAAATATTCCATTTTTTATAAGACAAGATTTTAATGGTATTATAGAAAAAGGAACTCCAATTGCTCAACTAATACCAATAAAACGGGCAGCTTGGAAAATGATCATTGATAATGGACTATATGATGAAGCCCACATTAAATCTAAGATAGTTAGAGAAGAAGAGACTCCATACAAAATAATCCATTGGCATAGAAAGAAGTATGATTAATGTTTTTAAATAGGGATGGTCTTAAGAAGCCAAAGAAGGCAGATATCAAACCACAAGCAAGTGGAAAATATATTGAGCTATCAACTCTTGATTTAATTAAGAAGGTTATTATTGACAAGCTACTTCTTGGAAAGAATGGTGCTGAGGCATACCACAAGCTTCAGGTAGATTATGCTGAAAAAGAGGCAAAGCGAGATCCAAGAAATAATTTTGAGCCACAGCAGATAAAGGCATATTCCCTGGCTGTAATTTTGGATGGAAAAGTTATAGAAATTTTGCGTGCCCAAGAGAAGCTAGCAGATATCTTATTGGCAAGACCAGAATTTATTATTTTTAGTCCAACAGAGTCTAAAGTTGAGATAGGAGACATCTATGAAGAAGGGCAATTCTATAAGAATCAACAAGGAGAGCCTTCCCAAGATACCGCCACTGAATAAGCCAGCAAGACCATGGGACATGGTTAATCCAAGTATTGGCAGAGTTTCATCAGATGTTCAGAAACAGCGTATGGAGATTTGCAACGGCTGCGAATTTTTGTTTAAACTAAGTAAGCAGTGCAGAAAATGTGGTTGCTTTATGGAAATGAAGACTCAGCTACCACACGCAGAATGTCCTATTGGCAAGTGGTCTCCAGCAGAAGCAGCAGAATAATTAGTTTTATTATGCTAAAATAGTTACATGTCTAATCCCTCTAATCTCTATGCAGAAAAGGTTTTTGCAGAGCATCCAATTTCCCTGTGGGCATTAGATGATAACCTTGAATACATTTCTTTTGTGCTTGAAACAAATGCAGATTTAGCTACATGGTCTGCTAGTACTCCAGCGTCTAGCCCAACCCTATCTATTGCACCAGATAAGCCAGCAATAGATGATGATGTTTATCTTGTTTCAGCACCATACTCAGATCCACTAACGTTGCCGTTTTTGTCTTATGCAGTGGCAGCATCTGAGATAATCAACGTCAGCAGCATGGACCCATCAAAAGAAACATTTACTATTGGAATCCACTCATATATTGACAACGACTTTCCAGATGTCTTGTCTTTATCAATTGGATATTATGCATTCAATCCGCAGACGCAAGAGGGATATGAAAGAATCAGAACATACTCATTCCCTGACGGTAAGCAATGGACCTACTTTTCAGATACCTTTTTGCTTAGCGAAATAGATGCTGCAGAACTAATCTTTCCATACATTAAAGTTTTAATTAAACAGCCAGAGGCATCACTTTCAAGACCAGCAGAGACTTTGCCAGAAACATATGACATATATTTCTCTGGATTAAGGGTTGGTCAGTGGGCAGAAAACTTTGCATTCTCAACTAGTGGTCAGTTCCCATCTCTAAGTGCAGCAAATAATGTTTATGGTGTTGGAACAAATCAGCTATCAATTCCAGCTAAAGAGTATGGGATCTCTGGCAATAACGGATACTATCTTACAAAAGAATACAGTCTTCTATGTCAAAACTTTGGTATCCCAATGGTATATGGTGCATCAAATGTTACTAGACTAAAGCCATTTGAAGGCTATCCATCAATGATCATTCCTGGAGATGGATTCCTTAATGACTCTGGTAGATACAATGAATATACATTGGAAATGTGGCTACGTATTGACAGCTCAGCAGTTGGACCAAGGAGAATCTTTGGACCAGTGGCATCTGATGATGGGCTATATATTGATGGGCCATTTATTAAGCTAAAGATTGGATCATCCGTAGAGTCTCATTATGCTGGAGAGCTGTTCAGACCAATGCTTATTCACATAAAGCTTTCAGAGACTAACGCATCACTTTTGATTAATAGCGAAGAAGTTATTTCTATGTCTATTGCTGAAGATACATCCTATCCAAAGATTTCTGAAAACGGATTCCAGCAGGACTGGCTTGGTTTTTATGCATATGATGATGTGCCATTGCTTGAGATTGATTGTGTTGCCATCTATCCATATTTGGTTCCATCTCTTGTAGCAAAAAGAAGGTTTGCTTATGGTCAAGCAGTAGAGCTTCCAGAAAATATTAATAGTGCTTTTAGTGGAACCTCTGCTTATGTAGACTATAACTTTGCAGACTATACAAATAACTATTCTTATCCAGACACTGGTCGCTGGTTTCAGGCTGCAACAGATAACTTGGACGTGGCTGGTTATACTCTATCTACTCCCAAATATAATTTGCCAGAGATAATTCTTGAGTCTGGATCTTCAGAAGAGTGGCTTGCAGCAAACTCTACGGTACAATCTGGAGATGATCTATTTCTAACATTCTCTGAAAACCCAGGGTACCTATATTTTAAAAACCTAAGACTTCTAAAGGAAGACACCAGAGCATTCTATATGATATTTGAAGTGCCTGAGTTACCAGAAACTAAGCAAATACTATTTAGTATTAATGATAATGCAAACGGTAACTACTTTGAGGCAATTTTAGAAGATTATAAGGTAAAGTATGTACTAAACTACAATGGCGAGGACACGCTTCTTTATGAGCAAGAGGACGTGGTTGCAAACATGAAGTCCTTTGTTGGCATAGACATCCATGCACTTGAGTCATACTTTGGAAGAAATGTTTCTGCATTCTTTGGAAACAAGTCAAGGCTAAGCCTTTATGTAGCATCAAATAAAAACTTTGAGTATGGATTAGATGCAAAAATTTATTCTGTTAATTTCTGTACTAGTCGTAGCTTTAATGAAATCTCTGGATTATTCCAGGATCCAGAAATTATTAGTACAGAGTTTGTTGCCAATGCAGGAGACTCATACTTTGGAACTGACCCAGCATTCTGGTTTAAAACATTTGATGGTGGGTATGTTGATTCGTTTGGAATGCTAACTGCAGATACTTTTGTCGCAAGCTATAGCTTTAGGCCAAAGCAATATTTTGGAATGTTTACCGTTGACGTTATGACTAGCTCTTATTGGGAAGACTACATTCCATTAAAACATTTCTCTCAGTATGTTAAGAGTAGCACTGGTTCATATTATGACCTTGACTTTATTCAGTTTAATATTGACTATCCAAACCGCCACATAGAGTCTGGTAACTATTTTGACACAGCTAATGAGCAGGTTAGGACGTATATAACCTTTCAGTATTTATCTGATGGTGCAAACAAACCAAAGGCTTGGTTCGTAAATACTGAGCCTGCCCCCGTAAACAATGTTATAACTCCTGGAACAAATTGGATCACAACTAGGTATGAGATAACAGATGGAATGCTTATTTATATGCCACTAGGAGTTGACCTAAGTGAAGTAGCTCTTGTTACTCACATAGAGGTAGTTTCTGATGGAATTAAGTCAAGCCCAATTAGTGTTAAAAAGCTTGAGTATGCCTCTCAGGCATATAACCCAGAGACATCTAACCCAATTGGAACAAGGTTTGGTCTGCCAATTTATCCATACAAGCGTTATGGTTTGTACTATGACTACAAGACAAAAAATCCTTATAGGATCACTAAGAGGCCACACCCATATTTGTACCTGACATCATCCAGCGGTATTGAGAAGATTGGTCAAAACGATCTAAGTATTGATAGAGGATTCTCTATTCCCATGAATCAAAATCTAGCAGAGTCTTATCGTGTTGTAGCTATGCAGTTTGCTATGAGGTATTCTGGAGATACGTTTGGTTCTAGAAGACAAAGAATTATGGACATTGAGTCAAAGTCTTCCCTGATAAGGGTTTATCTAGAGAACAACGATAGTTCTGGAAAGCATGCAAGAATCTATGCTGTTAATGCTAAAACTGGCCAAGAGCTAACGTCAACCATATTCTACATTAATGGAAACCAGACTACAAGTCCAGTTATCTCTGTCCATGAGTGGAATATGATTGGAATCAGGTTTCAAAACATTCTTGACCTAGATAGCTATGTTGGAGGTATTAGGATAAATGGTCCAATCCTGGTAAATAACATTTCTTATTATCAGTCAACAAACTTGCAGGAGCTTCAGCGTCAAGAGTTATTCTCCTGGTTTAATATTGTAAATATTGATCCACTAGATCCTTATTGGAGTACTGTGCTAGTAAAGCTACCATTCTGGAATAACGTATTGGTAAAGTCAACAGTTAATACATATGGTGTAAGTCCAGATGATATATATAAGGCATATATTGGTACAAATAAGGTAATTTTTGATGATGGAGATGGAATTTCGTTAGCAGATTATCAGTACAGCGTCTATTCTGGTATCACATCGTCAGTCAGCGTATATAATCCAGTATAATGTGGTATACTAGTGGTCATGAATGAGAAATTTATTGACGCTTTTGGAAAATCTAAAGTTACATTGGTTGATAAGGCCTATGACTGGGGTGTATACGTTTGGAAAAAGTCAAACGGAAAGTGGTTCACTGATGGTCAAGGAAACATTCTAAATATTCCATCCCGTAAGGGTGATGAGAAGCAATTGCAAAAATTGCGTGAAGCTGCTGCATATCATGGAGAGCCTGATGGAGAGCCATACTTCTTTGCAGGTATGGGAAGAATCTCAGACGAAGAATATTCTGAGCAGGTAGACCGTATGAAGAACGGACTTATTCCAAACCTAAATGATCTTGGTGCAGTCCATGCAGCACAACAAACACTTAAGCTATACGGAGATGAAGGTTAATGAGCGAATACATTCTTGGTGTATCTGTTGATGAGTCACCAGCAGCAGACGAAACTTTTAAAAAGCAAGATCCATTCAATAAGACTTGGGATGAACTTAAGGGCCTTGCCAATCTAGATAAAAACTTTAAGCGTAGATCAGATAGAGTATCCAAGGCACTATATGAGAATGCTGTCCCAAATGGGGTAAACACTAACTCAGAGCCATATCTTGCATCTGCATCCGCACGTAGTGCAGGTCGTGATGGTACTGGTACAAAGCAGATCAATCCAGGAACAGTATACAGAAATGGCTACGGACTCTTTGATGTAATTACTCCTCCATGGAATCTTTATGAGCTGGCAAGCTACTACGATACATCTTTTGCTAACCACGCAGCAATTGACGCTAAAGTAGAAAATATTGTTGGTCTTGGTTATGATTTTAAGGTAACTGACAGAACCCAGCTAAAGCTTGAGAGTGATATGGAAGATGCACAGAGAGATCGTGCACGACTAAGAATTGAAAGATTAAAGATTGAGCTTCGTGACTGGCTAGAAAATCTAAACGATGATGATTCATTCACTCACACAATGATGAAGTTCTTTACTGACGTACAGTCTACTGGTAACGGATTTTTGGAAGTTGGAAGAACTGTTAAGGGTGAAATTGGATACATTGGTCATATTCCTGCTACTACTGTTCGTGTTCGTAGACTAAAGGATGGGTATGTACAGATCATTGGACAGAAGGTTGTTTATTTCCGTAACTTTGGTGCAAAGAATCCTAATCCAATTACTGGAGATCCACGTCCAAATGAGATTATTCACTACAAAGAGTACTCCCCTCTAAACACTTACTACGGAGTGCCTGACATTATCTCTGCACTGTCTGCGTTGCATGGAGACCAGTTGGCTAATCAGTACAACATTGATTACTTTGCTAACAAGGCAACTCCAAGATACATTGTTACTCTAAAGGGTGCAAAGCTATCTGCTGATGCAGAAGATAAGATGTTTAGATTCCTACAGACAAGCCTTAAGGGGCAGAACCACAGAACTCTTTACATTCCTCTTCCAGGAGACTCAGATACCAATAAGGTTGAGTTTGACATGAAGCCTATTGAGAATGGGGTACAGGAGGCATCGTTCAATGAGTATCGTGTTCGTAACAGAGAAGATATTCTGATTGCTCACCAGGTTCCGCTATCAAAGATTGGTGGTGCTGACTCTGCAGCAATTGCAGCTGCTTTGGCACAAGACCGTACATTTAAGGAGCAGGTTGCTAGACCTGCACAGCGTAATCTTGAGAAGATGTTGAATAAGATCATTCGTGAAAAGACTGATGCTATTGAGCTAAAGTTTAACGAGCTTACCCTTACAGATGAGATTGCACAGTCTCAGATTCTAGAGCGTTATGTTCGTAACAAGATCATGATTCCAAACGAGGCACGAGCTGAGCTTGGATTGCCTATGCACCCAGAGGGCGATGAGTTCTTTGAGATGTCATCTAGGCAAGCAGCAGATGCATCAGCAAATACTGCACAGACACGTGCAAGAGATGCAGAAAGAGCAAACAACCAGTCTGACAGCACAGCTACTGTAAATGGTAGAAATGCTCAAGGCGAGGGACGCTCCTCTCAGTAATTTTAAAATAATGTTATAATTTTGAAATAATTGAAAAAAAAGAGTATATAATATAGTAGTATGACTATTTCAAAAATGCATTTCGATAGAGACGGCGACAACCTCCGTCTATCAATGCCATTCAGTAAGGTTGATAAGGAGAGACGTATTGTCTCTGGCTTTGCTACTCTTGACAACGTAGACCGTCAGGATGACATCGTTACTGCTGAAGCTAGCATGAAGGCATTCTCTAAGTTCCGTGGGAACATTCGTGAGATGCACCAGCCAAAGGCGGTTGGAAAGATGGTAGCATTCAAAGAAGATAAGTATTTTGACCCAGAGAGCAAGAAGTTCTACTCTGGCGTTTACGTTTCTGCATATGTTTCAAAGGGTGCTCAGGACACTTGGGAAAAGGTTCTGGATGGCACCCTTTCTGGCTTTTCTATTGGCGGTAGAATGAACAAGTGGGATGACGGGTACGATGCTAAGATGGATAAGACAATCCGTGTAATTAAAGAGTATGACCTAGTTGAGCTATCCCTTGTAGATACTCCTGCTAACCAGTTTGCAAATATCCTTTCTGTTGAGAAGGTTGATGGTGCAGATACACTAAAGGGTGACCTGGTTGATATTGAGCTTGAAAACGTATTTTATGATGCAAAGAATAACATTGTTATTTTGTCCAAGGATGAATCAGCAACAAGTCCAGTTGACGGCTCAGATATGAAGAACATTGGTTTTGTAGAAAAGGATGACTCTTCAAAAGAAGATTTAATAAAGTTCTTAGTTGATAGTGCTAAAGGCATTGATCTTTCTAAGATGACAAAGGAGGTTAGTCCTATGAATGAGACAACTGAAGATATCGTTAAGAATGACGATGCGGTTGAAGCAACAGAGGTCGCTCCAGAGGCAGATGCCCCAGCTGAAGATGTCGTAAAGGCAGACGAGGCTGAGGTTGTTAAGACAGATGACATGGATGAAGACGACACCAATGGTGATTCAGATCCTGAAGAGGAGATGGACAAGTCTGATGACATGGATGAGGATGAGATGAAGTCTGAGAAGGCTGATTCTTCTGATGCAGCTGTTGAGACATCTGAAGAGGTATCAAAAGCAGATGATGTAAACACCGCTATCACAGAGTTGAAAGACGGAATTGCATCAGCCTTTAGCGATCTATCAGCAGTGATCAAGTCTTTGAATGAAGAGATCTCTGCTCTAAAGAAGTCCGTTAATCTAGTTTCTGCAAAGGTTGAGGATGCAGAAAAGGACTTTGACAATCTTGGAAAGCGTATGGACTCTGTTGAGGCAGATACAGCTTTCCGTAAATCTGGCGATCTAGGCGAGATCGTACAGGAAAATGAGTCAGATATGACTCAGAAATCCCTATGGGGCGGTCGTTTCCTCAAAACTGCCGATTTATTTCGATAAATACAAGATCACTTAGGAGGTGACAAAATGTCGGAAGAGATTATTAAGAATAATCCAGACGCAGCAGGCGTAGACTCAGGTTTGTATAACGGTGAGGGTGCCTTTGCTTCTGGTTCTACAGCTGGTGCAGATGTCCCTGGCAACTATCTAACAGGTGGTTCCATCGGAAACATTCCTACAGCTGCATTTGGTGTAACTACAGGTGCTAACGCTGTTAACCCTTCTGGTGATGCAGGTAGTGGTATTCTCCGCCCTGAGCAGGCACGTAGGTTTATTGACTACGTTTGGGATGCTACTGTTCTCGCCCAAGATGGACGCCGTGTTACTATGCGTGCAAACACAATGGAACTTGAGAAGGTTAATGTTGGAGAGCGTGTTATCCGTGCAGCTGCACAGGCTAACGGTGACTACACCAACACAGGTGCGACATTCAGCAAGGTGGAGCTTACTACAAAGAAGATCCGTCTTGACTGGGAGGTCTCAGCTGAGGCTCTAGAAGATGGTATTGAGGGTGCAGCCCTTGAGGACCACCTAGTACGTCTAATGACAAACGCATTTGCTAATGACATCGAAGACCTAGCCATTAATGGTGACGGTGGATCCGATGCATTCCTTGGTATTTTGAACGGTTTCACTAACCGTGTAAAGACCAATGGCGATGCCCACGAGGCAGTTGTTACTGTTACAGACAACAACTGGACTCCAGAGGTTATGCAGCAGATCATCCTTGCAATGCCACGTAAGTACCGTGCAATCAAGAACAACCTAAAGTTCTATGCTGGTACAGATGCATTCCAGGGTATTGTCAAGAACAACGGTACCCTAGCAGACGCTATCGCTGAGGCCTTTGGCTCTCACGCTGGTGCTGCTGGTACTCCTGCAGGCCGTGAGCGTTACCTATCTGGTACAGACCAGACATTTGGTGGTGCTCGTACTACTCGTGTGCTAGGTGTTGAGGTCCAAGAGGTTCCTTACTACCCAGCAGGTTATGTTGACCTGACATTCCCACAGAACCGTGTTTGGGGATTCCAGCGAGACATCACTGTTAACCGTGAGTACAAGCCAAAGAAGGACACCATTGAGTACACCGTATTCGTACGTTTTGGTATTCAGTGGGAGGAAGAGGACGCTATTGCGTTCGCTGACGCAGCTGCAGATGCATAGTCTGTAGAACACCTTTAGAGGGGGCAGGGGCATCTGGCCTCTGCCCTCTTTATTTTTATCA